TGTAGGTTATTCTACATAGTTTGTCTTTGGTTCAGATGTTAAGTTGTCGTCTGAAGTATGGTTGCTTTCGTACGGTTACCGTACTCAGCTGTTTCGGAGCTCTCACAGTCATTTTGACCTCCCTTTTTACGATGACCTCTGGCGTTTGCCGGGCAGGCGTGTTTTAGCCGCTAAGTGTGTTTTACAATCTGTCCATTATATTGTTCCTTCAGAGCGGGATCTGTTGAACAACCCCACCTTTCGGAGGTGTAAAATCCCGACGCTCAATTACAACGTTAAACTATTGCGGGCTGACGTGTTTCAGGGAGTTATACTGCCAGGCACCTCTAAAAGCCAGGATTTTCTCGTTAAGTACAACAAATGACAAATTCTATGGCCTCAACATCTAGCACGGGTGTTGCATCGGTTCTATCTAGTGCCCTACCTAACCTTTCTCAAGCTGATTTAGAACAAATCTCATCTGCTTTTAAGCAATTTGTCGAAGAGACAACCGCACCAGAGTTGAAGCCAAACCCTTTTAAGGGTAATTATGTCTCTATTTTCGGTTCAACCCCTTCTAGAGTTAGGGCCCTTTCTCCTGTCGCGTTGCGCTCATTGGGCGTGATACGTCAGCATATGGCTGAAAACTTGAGACAATACGAGTTTTCACGGAAGATTGATGGGGAGTACCTGACCTGGTTTATTTATGAACTGGTGAAGGATAACTACCCCATTGCGGATTACACAGCTCTTGTTGTGTTCCGCGATAGGTTCATCAAAACTCCTAGAACCTACTCTCCCAAACCGCTTTCCCCTCCTGAGGAAAACCAATTGGCCGCCATTTTTGTTGGTGCGTTGTTTGATTTTCTTCTAACCCTTACTCCCGATCGTGTAGAAACCTACAAGCATTACTACACTCTTATGTCACCACGTCTCGCGCTGTCAGTTCGATTGCGGGCGTGTGCGTCATGGACGAAGATGCAAGAGGTTCTCGCGATATCCACATTCATGAGTGGAGGCTCCCTTTCGAAGAAATACGGGCTGGATAGACCCGAATTTCGAACCCCCTTATGGATGATGCACTTTGAAACTCAAATGCTATCAAGCTTATTTGCGACGCCAGAAATGACGTCAACAATGGGCACAGTGGCCGACCCCAAGAAATTGGGTGAGCACATTAAGAGTGCAATGGCGGAGGTTCCTACCTTTGCCTTTTTAAATGGTATGAGCGAAACTTTGAACAACGTCTTTGCTTCGATAAAGACCGTAGTCATGTGGTTTTGGGACCACATAAAGTTAGCTATCGTTCCTATGTATCATTTAGTTCGTTTCGCCCTTTCTTTTGTCGGGTCCAAGATCTTGGATACTTTTTCCTCCCTCCTTCGAATAGTTGGGAGAGTTGTTGGAACTCCAGTTGATGGAGACGACGACTTTCCGGAGTTAGTCATGCCCGACTTAAAGGAAACGGTTGGGCCCCCAGTTGACGCTGGTTTCGTGACTCAAGCCGGATTTTCGGTTCCCGTTCTTGGACTCCGACTAAGTAAGTTCTTTGTTAGTCAGGGCATGAACTTCGATCCTGCTAAGTGGCAGGTGAAGGGTTTCGACAGAGCACAAAGAGACACTGATTCGCTTTTTTCGTGGATCATTGAGACCTATCTTTCAGTCTTTGGTAGTATCACTCCCGAGTTCGTGACTGAAGCACTCGTGGGAAACTCACGGTGTGTTGAAGTACGTGAGTGGTATTCAAATGTTGATAACATCTTCCGACAAGATGCAACACGGACTCTACCTTTGGACTACTTTAGTGTTGACCGCATCCACTTGCTTTTATTGCAGGGTAGAGGGTTTTTGGAGAAATCCGTGAACCTCTCACTGGGAGCTCTTGTGCCCATTTTGTCCCGTAGCATAGCTCAGTTGGAGACTCTTGAGAAGGAGTATGTATCTAGAGTTTCAACTTCCAGTCTCACGAGACCACGACCTGTGGTTCTTATGCTTCATGGTGAGACTGGTCATGGAAAGAGCAACCTTTCGCTGTATCTTGCGAAGGTCCTAGCTGCGGACACCATTCAGAAGTCTGGAAAAGACTTCCAAGAGAGAATGGCTGCTTATAAAGCGAACGCTCGTTCGGAGATTTTCGTCATGGGAGATGATAAGTACTATGATGGTCTTAGTCCCGGACAGTCGGTTGGTCTTTATGACGATTTTGATCAGAGGAAACCTCAGGCTGGAGATGAGATGTCTTTGGGTTCCCAGTTCGTCAAGTCCAACAATGAAGCGGTTTATACTCCTCGAATGTCTGCCATTCGTGACAAGAACAATGTCCAGTTGCGCTTCTGCTATTCTATTTATTCTACCAACAGTGACCACTTTTATGATCCTGGAATGACTAGTGTAGCTGCAGCCGAGCGCCGCATCGATTTCAACTACGAAGTTGAGCGAGTCAAGCGAGATGATCCTCTTGCTGAATTTGACCCGACGGCGTACGTTCTTCACGAAACGGTGAAGTCAGATGAGGCAAATGGTACAGCTTTCAATCCTATGTCCCCTTGGAGAAGAACGGGGACCAAGATTGATTTACCGCATCTTTTCCAGGCTATGGTTGACAAGTATGCCCAAAATGTTAAGTTCTTCAAATCTACTGACATTGACCCTGAAGTTGCTCTCAATCAGATGCGTCCTGTACCTAAGAATTTTGAGGAGGAGACTCGCTATAAGCATCTCCTTGAAACAATCCGAGCCGATGTACAACAAGACCCTAATCCCGTTGCTGCTTGGCGACGTGATTATGCCGGACAAGCTGATTTTATGCTTAGGCCGGAACATCGCGATGGATCTTTCGCTATCGAAAGGAGCGTCATGGAGACTCAAGCATTTTGGTTCGCTTCCAAGAAGCCAGTTCTTATTAGGCCTTCTATGACCCCAGCTTCGCTCTATGAATTCTTCACTTTTAGGCAATTAGCGGTGCCTTATGAGGAGTTCTTGAAAGCTCATCCTGACTTTGGCGATATGTCTGCAAAGATTGCGTGGTCTTATTTGAATTCTCTCAACCCCACTGATTTCTCCCCTCCTGTTTTGACTTGGGAGGAGACACTTACAGTTTTCTCTACTAGTGCTATGAAGAACTTGACTGATATCGGTTCCAGCTTTACTGCCTTTTTCGCTTCATGCAAAAAGTTTGCCCTTGACAATCCTTGGGTGATGGCAGCTGCTGGAATCGTGAGCTTGATTGCCGGAGTTCTTGTCGGCAAGAAAGTTTATGAGAAATTCTTTGGAGAAGCCAATGCTCTCTACAACATTCATCCCGAGCAGTGCACTTTTGCCCGGGTGTATGGCCCAAATGGAGATGAAGTCTGTCCCGTTTGTTGGCAACGTTCATGTGACCATAAACGAACCGAGTTCAACTATCTCGGTGAGACTCAAAGCTTTGGTGCTAAAAACACGAACCAGAAACGCCAGTTCATGCGTACTTCTGGGAAGCAGAACATGGGGACCAGACTTCGGTCTCAGGCTCTTAAGGCGCATCGTTCTGAAATGATCTTGGAAACTCAAGGGATTCATCAGGCTCATTTTTCAAAACACAACTTGCTCAAGGACACTCAAGGGGCTACTCAAGACGTTACGGAAGTAGTTAAAAAGGCGATGTTTGATTTTTCGATATCGCTTTCAGGTGGCGAGTGGGTCAAAGTTGGCTACTGTTTTTCAGTAGTTGGCAAGACCTGCTTGGTGCCTTTGCATTTCTTGAGCGAAGCTTTGGGCATTCTGGACGAGCGCGGAGAAGACTTCCGCGAACCTGGAGCGATTCGCTTCCAGATGGAGAATGGAGCTGAAAGCTATACTTTTGGTCTTGAAGAGATCAAACGTATGGCTTATGAAGATGATTGTGCTACCGATGCATGGCTGTTTGATGTGCCGTGCGCTAATTACCTTGTTAAAAGGGATTTGGTTGGGCTTTTTCCAACCAATGACGAAGCTGCATCGCTCTTGTTCACGGCTTCTCGAAATGTCCAGGCCCGACTTGTCATGCGAGAGCATGATATCAATGTCTCGCACCTCACCGGCATTCGGGAGGAACGAGTTATGTCCAACGGAAACCCAGAGGTCAGAAGAAATTTGATCTCTTATCAGTGTGACAACTACAAAGGACTTTGTGGAGCCATGCTTGTTTCCGAAGGGACCCGCTTTGCAGGCAAGATCTTTGCCCAGCATATAGCGGGTGCTCAGGCCACTGGAGTTAGCTTGGGTGCCATTGTTACCGGAGATACCATCCGGAAATACCAAGGGAGAGAAGTTGAGGTTCCTCAGCATTCCTTCCCTGATATGGTTACTCAAGCAGCTCTTGATTTCCATGGTACTGTGCCAGCTGATTACGTCACTAGAAATCTTGACGTTTCGGCCGGCGTTTTTATCAAGAATACACTTCTTCCTTGGGACGGGGATGGCCCATCCTACTTTACCCGGAAAACAGCGGCTGTTGACGTGAGTCCGTACAAATTTGAAGCTAATAGAGCTAAATTTGGTCCCGTCGTTACTGAGAAGATAAAAGCCCCTATTGTTCTGAGGGACTTTATTCGAACGCATTATCTTTCTCATGCCAATCACGTGCCCAAACGAATTTTTACTTTGGAAGAGGCCATTATGGGCCTACCAGGGTCACATTTCGATGGCGTGGATGGTAAGACATCCGCTGGTTTCCCTGACACATCTTTTGGTATCAATGGAGAAGACTATTGGAGCATTGATGTCCTTGGACGCTTCGTTCCAGGTCGCCTTTGGGACACCCTCGTTGGTGACGTACAGAATTTCATCGATGTTGCGAAAACGGGGCTCACGCCTGTTGTCGCTTTTAAGGACTGTTTGAAAGGGGAGAGGCTACCCGTTGATAAGGTCGCTGTTGGAAAAGCAAGACTTATTAGTATACCTCCAAAGTACATTGTCGTTCTTGTCAAGATGTACTATGGCGCCGTCATTAAGACCCTTTCAGACGGTGCTCCTTTTAACACCATCCTGAAGGGCTACGATGAAAAGAATGCTGATTACTGGTCGATCATTGGCCGGTATCTTGCTGCTTTTGGAGACAATGTCGGTGCTGGAGACTACCAAGCATTCGATCATCACCAATCAAATCAGTCTGTAGGATGGACAATGGATCTTTTTGATTCATTCTACACTGACGCCACGCTTAGCGACGTGAACGTCCGGAAGGCACTTGCATCTATCATTCTCAATCAGTACCACGTCTTCGGAAGTGTCATTGAGGAATACCATGACGGTATGCCGTCTGGGTGGCCTCTTACATCTGAAATCAATTGCGCGACGAACCTGCGGTTGTTCTTGACCGCTTGGCTCGAGTTGCACGATTGGCGTGAATCCTCTCTCTTGTCGTTTTTCGCTAATGTTCATTGTCTCTTTCTTGGAGACGATAACATTTTTGCAGTCTCGAATGCTTATAGGAAGCAGTTCACACCCAAGCTTATTGCCAGGGTTGTAGCCCGTGAGGGCCACGTCTATACAGACGTGAACAAGGGACCTGCGAAGGATGAGTTGGAACCCTTATCGAACGCTACTGTTCTTAAGCGTTCGTTTAGGGAGTTTGCACCAGGGCGTTTCGTTGGACCGCTTGATCTCGATGTGGTTCTCGAGATGCCTTTGTGGAGTAGAGCAGGAGCTGACTACAAAGTTATAGCAGTTTCTAATCAAGACACGGCTCTTCGTGAGTTGGCGCTACATGGTCCGGAGGTTTTTCACCGCTGGATGCCTAGAATGAAGCTTTTCCAAGGGAAATATTGGAACCCAATTTCTGAGAGCTATGACGTCTTGTTTTCTGCTGCAACTGGCTCTCCATGCTATGCCTATGAAGGCATGGCATAAATTTAAGTAATGGGTGAGACCTATAATAAGCTCCACCTTTCGAAGGTGTTAAATCTCGACGCTCGATTACAACGATAGACTTACGCGGGCTGACGCATATATCAGGGAGTTTTAATGTTAGGTACCTCTCAAAACCAAACAACCCCCCAATCAAGTACAAAAATATGCAAAACACTACAGCGACAGCATCTAGCACGGATGTTGGGCAGTCTACTACAAGTGCCACTCAGAATATTACGCGATTTGAGGATGACACCACTGGTGCTTTCTCTTCTGAACCTGTACCTTCTCCGGTACCTCTTGTTCCATTTATGGACGTTGAGGGTTCCGGCACGATTATAGATTTTTTGGAACGTCCTACCCTTCTTACCCAAGGCGCGTTTACAACGACGGATATCACAACTCTGTATTCCGTTGATCCTTTTCTTGCTCTTGTGTCTGGAGCTAAAGCTCCTAAGCTAAATGGTATTTATGGCGTGAAGGCTGATCTTGAGATCACTCTGAACGTTAATGCCACGAGGTTTCAGAGTGGGCGGTATATTTTGGCTTTTCTTCCTTCGGGAGGAATTCCCATAACACAGCCTGCTTTTGCTACGTATCTTCGGATGCATGCAACCACGTTGGTGAATATCACCCAGCTTCCCCACGTTGAGATTGATCTAGCGTCTGAGACGCATGTTACTCTCTCTCTCCCTTGGAAAGGAGTCGCACCTTTCTTCGTAAATTTGTCTACTTACCCTGTTGGGTTTGGTAGGCTTTTCCTCTATCCTTATGTTGGCCTCTCTGCGTCGTCTGGTGACTCTGTCGCTGGATATACCATTTGGGCTAGCATGAAGAATGTGTCCTTGATTGGACCAACCGTTACACAGTCTGCTTTGGGAGACGCTGAAGCGAAGCGGAAGGGGAAGGGTCCAGTTGAAACTGCCCTCTCCAAAGTCGCTCTCGCTTCTAATATCCTCGGTGATCTTCCTCTTTTGGGGAACTCCGTCAAAGGTGTTGGGTGGTCTGCGGGTCTTTTGGCCCGTGCTGCCCACGCTTTTGGATGGTCAAAGCCTCTGGATATGTCTGCTCCTATGGAGACTCGTCCCCACCACCTGAAGTTTTTGGAAAATGTGGATGGGATCAATACTGGTAAACAATTGGGAGCTCTCTCGACTAATGCCGTTGATCCTGTGCCAATGAACGTTGATTCGGAAGTTGACGAAATGTCCTACGATTTCGTTAAGCAGGTTTATGCTTACTTTCAGACTGTTCCTTGGACCGCAAGTTATGCCGCTGGAACTCAGCTAGCATCGTTTTCGGTCACACCAAATGAGTTTAATGCTTATGGAAGTGGCTATGTTATGCCGCCTGTTTGTTTTCTGGCTAACATACACCAGTATTGGCGGGGTTCTTTGAAGTATCGATTTAAGTTTGTGAAAAATGAGTTTTACTCTGGTCGTTTGATGTTCAGCTATGAACCCAATTATAAAGCTACGAACATTTCCACCACAATTGCTCAAACTGAGTTTGACCGGCGTATTGTCGTAGACATACGGCATACAAATGAAGTCGAGCTCACTGTGCCGTTTATTTCTCCTTTTATGTTCCAAGAAGGAAATACTGGTATTGGTCATCTTATCATTACAGTTATCGACCCTTTAGTTGCGCCTAACACTGTTCCCTCGACAATTTCTATAGTTGCCGAGATTTGTGGAGGGCCCGACTTTGAAGTTGCAGCTCCTTTGGGTTGCGTTTTTGAGCCTTGGGCACCTTTTGTGACCCAGTCTGCTTTGTCATCTTCCGTCAAGGCAGACTTGGGATCACCGTCAGACAAAGCTTCCCTTCTCCCGGCTACCATGTGCATAGGCGAAAAGATGATGTCTTTCCGCCAGCTTTGGAAGCTCCCCGTTGAAATGATTGGGGATGCCTCGGTCAATCGAACGGTCGGTGCCACTGCCAACAATATTCAGACCATTGCTCCTTTTTATATGAACACTGTTGTGCAGATTACAAGCATCACCTCTCCATTGATTCGGTCTTACTTCTTTAGTGACTGGTACGACCTGATTGGTAGCATGTACACTTGTGTTACCGGTTCAGCTCGGGTCGTTCTGATTGATCCTCTGAAGTATGTTTGGGCTATGGGGTATGGGTTTAACGTGATTAGTCGAGGCGTTCTTAACTCGAACACTCACGTGGCCTCTGAGAATGACAATTTGAAAACCGTCGTCGATTTGACGGTTGAACCCTTTGATGTTATTCTCCCTCCCTACCAGAAGACAATGGGTAGGAGTGTCTCAGCCTCCATGTTTAATGATGCCGGAACTGGAGGCTTTTATCCGGTAAGTGACTTCACGAGTACAACGTGTTTAGTCGCTGCACCGTATACTACGACGTCAATAACCGCCCGGAGAATGCCGGCCGATGACGCGAACGCGTGGGGGTTTGTAGGTGTCCCAGCGCTCGTGTATAAAACACAAAGTTGAAAATCCCACCCGATTTTCTCCTATTACGTACATAAAAACACAAAAACACATGCTAAGCAAGTAAGATTACTGGTAGTCGGTTGTTGGTCGTTTGTGGCGAGGGTGGGGGTTTTTTTAGTTATTATTTGAAATCTCAAAAACAAAATAAAATATAAAAGTAATGCAGGTTTAGCATTGCGCAAAAAACATTTATATAAGCTTCTGCTTGCACAGGTCTTGCGACCTTGTCCTGGTAGGTTAGTTTCGGAATGTCGGTCGATTTGCGCAGTGCGCATTACAAGGCTTTCGGAACGTTGAGGCGGATAACGCGGACTTTTAGTAGTTGGTGGTTGTTTGTTGTCTAAACGTTTGGTGTTCCCTGTAGGACCACCCAGATTCTGAGCCGGGTTCCCGGAGTGAGTGGGATGGATTTCTGAGGATTGTGTCACCAGACGTGGGTCCGGAATTAGAGACCGAGTCCGGCGCGCCGGAGGCGGGAGGCAAACTTTTTTCATTTAG